GTCGCGAGGCTCGGTGACTTCCTCGCCGCTGATCCGGACTTTCTTGTCCGACGAACCGGGTACAATACCTGGACCGGAAGGTTCCGGGTGCAGCGTCTGGCCGCCGTCCCCCGTCTCGGCAATCTTCGGCTTCCAACGCTTCGGACGCTTGTCTTCCGCGCGATCGCCTTGGACTCCATTTGACTCAGGAGAAGACGGCTGCGACTTACCGCAACCGCGAGATGACGCACCACGACGGCTCAAATCGTGAGTACGCCATACTTCGCCCTTTCCTTTCCCTGCAGGCACACCTCGCCGGTCGGGTCCATAGCCATTGACCAGGCTACTTCTACGAGACTGCCTGAATTTCTCGTAGTCGCTGCTCGTGCGAGCACTCACAGATGGCTCCCGAGGAGGAAGCCGACGGTCTGACCGGGAAAACTCACACAATTTGTTCGGACACTGCCCCTTCCATTGCTTGTGCTCGAAGTTGGGGTTGTGCCGATGCTTATGTGTGTATTGTTCTCCACAACATGGACAAATGTGGTCATGATAGTCGTCCACCATCTGGAGTGGCCCTGTCCGCGATGCTTCAGCTACACCGCGTTTGACTTCGAATGCCGACCCCCTTGCGGGGCTAGAACCTGCGGTGGCAGTGGGTGTGTGGCTCTTCGTTTGCGCCTTCGGAGGTACAGGTGACACAATTGTTTGCCCGAATGTCTCACCGTGCAACGCTGCGTGGGTGAACGCACCGTCAACAATGACTTCACGAAGGTTGTTGGCAACGTTGGCTGGGGCATTCTCGTGCATGATGGTTCCCGCGTCGCGGTACTCGAGCTTGGTGAGTCTGTCGGCATGCAGAACATCAGAAGGTCTCGTCAGTTTGTAGTCCACGCAAAACTGCACGCAAGAAAACTTGCCACAGTCGTGCTGTCTGACCTTCTTCAGCTCATCGGGATCCACCCAAAGGCCGGCTTCTTCACACAACTCTCGCACCGCGGCGGTACGGAATGTCTCCCCTTTCTCGAGCTTGCCGCCTGGAAAAGTCAGCATGCCTGCCCGAGGTTTGCCGTGAGGTTCGTAACCACACAAAACCTTGCCATCATTTACCACGATAACTGACGTGGCCAACACCTGCTGCTTCGCCGCATCAGAGCTGCTCGCCTCAGCTCCTCCAGGCCGCGTATCAGCACTCATATCGGGGGACGCCCTCTGTCCCTTTACAAGCTGACGCTTAAGCAGCTCTACATACTCTCCACTAAAGCCGAGAGCTGCTGCGACGTTCGGACCAATGGGCAAATTAGTCAAAAGAACGTCTGGTTTCGCACAGAAGTCGTCTGTGATTTCAAGCTGCGACCACGTCTGGTCGGCTTCATACCATTCCTTCTTCAATGCGTTGACTTCAGATGCAGACAGCTTGTGTGCTGTCGCGAAATTTGTCGCTTTCACCATCACCCAAGCGTTCACATCTGCGACAGAATTCGCGTCGACGTCAATGGCACATTCCTCGAGACGGTAATCGCCGTCGACTTTGCCGAGCCGCTTCATGTCGTCGTCATACACAGTACCGTAGCCCTTGCACTTGTCCAAACAGTAATAAAACATGGCTCGGCACAGATGACGCAACACCATGGTCTCCTTCAACGCAAACGAGCGTTGCCAGAGGTCAGTTGCGATCTCAGCATAGTCTTCGCCAACCGGCTCGTACGTCTGGACGCCATTCGCAAAATATGTTCCAGGCACGATGCGTAATTTGTGCGCAATCAACCGTTGAGCGTTCCTCTGAACTTTCGGCACAAAATACGCCCGGTCACGTGCATGGATACACATCAGCGACAGACACTCCATGTCGGTGTCCTCATCCCAAGAACTGCACGGTTCAACCAGTTTATGGTATTGCTCCCAGGCCAGAACGAATTCCTCCATGGAAGCGTACATCTCCTGGTGCAGTGAGAGAGTACAGTCGTCGCCATCACCGATGTTGATGTCGCAGTCGGGATCGTCGGGCATATTGTCCTCGGGAGCAAACTGCTCGACCCTGCCGACTGCGCGTTCATCGGTGCACACCTTGTGTCCTGCAAGTGGACAGTGCAGCATCTTTTCGATCTTCTCAGCGCCTTCTTCGTTTCCGTATACTCGAAGTAACTCCGCGGCGAATACAATCAGCATGAGGATGCGATTGCCAATCGATGTACCGCGTTCACCGGAAAACAGAAGTGAATCTTCTGCTGCAAGTTGGACCTCAATGTACTTGAGTAGCCAGCGCAGTGCACGTCGTGACTGCCTGCATTGCCCAACGTAATCCTTTTGCAGTTCAGCCTCGAGCAAATGCTGCAATCGGTCCACTATGGCCTCGAGAACAGTGCGAACGCGTCGCCGGTCGTCCTCGGTCCAAGATGAGTCCATTGCAGACATATCGATCGACAAGATCTTACGCCCATAGCGTTTCGCACGACGAGTAAATTTCGCAAACCGCGATGCGATGCCGTCCTGCGTCATGCCTTTCACCACAAGGTGGGGCATAAACTTCTTGAAGAGCTGCTCGACGCTGCAAAGACAAGCTGCGTCCTTGGCACAAGCCAACATGCCCATGGAGCCGACCAATCGTGGCAACTTGTTTATTGGAAGGGCAAGTTCAGCAAGTTTGACGAAGCCTGTCAACACAGGCGTGATTGTTGTGCGGCCGACCTCAACCAAACGCTGATAATAAAGGCTGCGAGCGTTGCCCCACTTCGTGGGCAATGTCCAGTCCAATATACTCAGGTAGTGCTCATCGACCAATGCGACAACAAACCGACAAATAAGCTCTGTAGCCTTGTCGAGCCGCTCGGCTGCGTCAGGTGAGATTTCGCGCGGAATATACTCACCAGTCACGAGCGACTTCAATTGACGTAGGTGCCGTGAGACGCCTGCGATTTCGTCTTCGACCCCCCCCTCGAAGCCTTCGGTAACCTTGAAGAACTCGGGGCCGGAGACGACGCCACAATACGTTTCGCACTCTTCGTCTGCATCTGGAAGCTTCCGAGTCTGGCCGCGCTGAACATCATCGAATAGTTGCGACCAGCTCTTCTTGAAAACGCGAACAGAACGGCGCCAAACATTTGGCGGTGCCGTATTATTGCGCGTCTTCAGCAAGCGCTTCTGCTTACCCAAGTCTCCGAGTGACTCACGTTCAGTACTCTCGACTGGAGCAGTATCTGGCTCGCTTTCTGTGCACTCCACTTCGCGCACCCGGTTATCGGCCCAACCGGCTGCGATGAGCAAGCACACGTGGAGATAAACATCGCGAATTGCGACAGGCACCTGTTTGTGCTCAGTCATCACGTAGTTCGCAACATGCGTGATGATTGGGCAAGCTGCCACCTTGTCCGAAGTTGATTCGTTCATGGCTCGGGTCTTCTGGATCTGCGCGATCGAAAATGCCTGGGACTCGATCTTCAACCGCACCGTCCAGACAGTCCGTGACCGGGAAAGCCAACGAAGAACGTAAAACACAACGAAGAAGATGAAAACCGACTGCCAGAAAACGTGCTGACGAGTCAGAGGAACAACTTGCCAGAACATCTGCGTAGCCGAAACCTGCACACGCTCGAGAAGCTGAAGCGTGGGTGGTGGCGGCCGTTCGGGGCAAAACCACTCGATATAGTGGATGTCGCAAATGCTCTGCTGACCCGCTTTCCATACGTAATATGCCACAAACGCCATCTGACGGATGATGATATACAGATCACTCGCCATGCCGCCCATCGTCAAGACGGCGTGATCCACATATTCCAAAGTCGGCCAGAATATCACGGTCGCACGCCAAACACAGTACGCGAATGTCTCAACACACCACAGAGTGATGGTGAGGAAGAACATGAGGTAACCAGCCAGGATTGGATAAGTGTTCAACCAAGCCTGCTTCCAATCAATCCGCGGGGGTGGCGGTTGGTAGGTCATCTCGTAATACATACGCGCACAGCCAATGGCAACCATGAAACAAAGAAAGTACCGACATGCTTGGAACGTCAAGGTCCTTGCCTCACGAACCTTACGGGCACTAGCGTCTGGAAAGAGGATTTCGACCTGGCGCTGGGTCAAATCAACGTCCACGGTCGAGACACCACGCTTGACGGCGCTCTTCGGCAGTTCATATCCGTAATTGCCGCGTTGAGCTGCAATGTGGTGCAGGTACGTGTCGAACTCGCGTGTTGCCTTCCTTACTGAGATGCTCGTAGATGGAAGGAAGGTCGCTACGCGCTGGCGCAGCGTTGGTACGACGTGGCATTGTGCTGCAACTCCCCGGCCCATAGCCATTGTAACGCACACACGTAAGGCGGTGTACGTCGGGCCCTTGGAAAGTGCAGCAAGACAGAATGACCAAACGGTCAGAGAGGTTTTCCGTCCCAGGCTCAAGGCAACGCTTGAGC